GTTTGAATTTGAAGATTAATTTTTTCCATAATACCATCTACGATAGCATTAATTAAATCAGTCCAGTCCACAACCCCGTCTAAAAAACGCTCAAATTCGACATAAACTGCACCGCCAAATGCTTCCATGGTCATATTAATATAATCAACATCTAATCTTGTTCTTTCAATTACACCACCTAAACCAACTTTGGTAATAAAGTTAAGCAAACCCCTTTTACCCTTTTTAGTTTTAAATTTAGGTTTTTGCCCTTGATCTAAAATCTGATATTCAACAAAACCACCATAAGCATCATCAACTCTTTTAGGGAGAATTTCATCAACATTTTCTTCAACTAATTCAAAAATTTCATTCTTGTTTTTACGGAAACTTTTGTATCTATTTTTACCATCTGGTACTAATTCTTTAAAAGCATTTCTTAATGCCTCATTTTTTTCAGCAGAAGTATATACAATATCATCTACAATTGAATCATTTCTATTATATGTAGCTTTGGCTAATTCAAAATATTTTCTTTCCATATTAAATTAATTCCTCCTTTAATTATTATATTTATATTTTGTTAATACTAACTTTTTGTACAGACAAACATTAAACCAGATTCCCCAGCAGGTAAAGTTACAACTCTAGTTGCCTGTAATTCAACAGCAGCACCAGCATTTTGAATAGGTTCTAATTCAATTTGACCATTAGTGGAAGGATATGCATAAACAGCAGTACCAGCAGTAATAGCAGCAACAATAGCAGCATAGTTAGCATAGTCTCCATCATCATATTTAAAGTTATTAGTGTCAAACATATCACCAATTTGCAAACGATAAATTCTAGGCAAATATTCATTAAGATTTAATCTAAAATTACCTAAAGACATATCACTTTCATCATACATTTTTTCCACACATGCAACTAAACCAACTCTGTCAGTTGCAGCAGAAGGGAGTCCAAGAGTTTTTGTGTAATGTTCTTCCACTAAAAGAAATCCATTCTGACATGCAGTAGCAGCAAAATCAGTTGCATTTAAAGCATATTGAATGTTATGTTCACCTGTTTTCACACCTGCTACTTTACGAAGATTTACAATACCATATCTACCAGTTACTACATTATTTACATTAGCCATAAGTTAATTCCTCCTTAATTTTATTTTATTATTTCTTAGGTATTAATGAAGTCCAATCTTCTTTTTTCTTAATTGAAAAATTAAAAATTGGAATCTCTGTTTCAGTTTTCTTAGTTTTCTTTGCAAATTTTGCAGATAATTCTTTTGAAGCATACATAAGTTTAAATTCCTTATCCATATCTTCAAGAGACAAGTTTTTATCATCTACTGATTTAATATCTTCGGCAGATAATACTTTTGAGAAGTTTTCAATTAATTCTGCTTTGAGTTGTAATTGTTGTGCTTCAAATGCTTCTTGTTGCTGTTGTTCTATGTTGGATCTAAATTCTTGAAGAGTGGAGTTAATTTGAGTAAGCGTTTCATTTGAATTAACAAGTGTTTCATTTTCTGTTTTTAGAGAGTTAAATTGTTCAGTTAAAGTTGAAATATTATTTTCATATTCTGTTACTTTAGATTTAATATTTTCAAATTCAGGATTTGCTTTTTCATATTCTACAGTAATTGTATCTAATTTAGTTTGGATTTCATTTTTCTCAGTTTCTAAAATAGTAAATTTCTCATTAACTTCAGCAATTTTAGATTCAGTATCTTGTTTAATTTGTTCAAATTCAGAAGTTATAACTTCGTCAATATTAGTGAATGTAGCATTATCACCTGCTTGTTTTGGTCTCCAATCAGGAATAAATTCTACTTTTGCTTCAAAATCTAAAGTTACAATATCCCCATTTAAACTATAAGGAACACCATAATATGTATCCCAACTATTAGTAACTACAACAGCATTTTCATCTTTTAAATCCATTAAATAAAAACTACGTCTTTCAACTAACTCTCCCCAATAATTTTTCTTCATTTCTGTCATAGTTTGAAGAATTTTATCAATTTCTGTCATTAACTGACTATTGCTTAGAGAAAATTGTTCTTTAATCTTACTTTCAATTTCTTCTAAAGATAAATCATCAATATTAAATGAAATTGTTTCAATAGTAAGATTATATTTTTTCAATAATTCTAATTTTTCATCCACTATATTATTTACCTCCTTCTTAATATTATCAACTTCTAATGAAGAAGATTGATTTTTTGAAAAAACTTGAGAAATCTCTTTTAATTCTTTCATCATTTGAGTAAATTGCTCATTGCAATTTTGTTTATTAAATAATTGTATACTACTTGATTCAAAACATGGATCTACCGAATTAGATAATATACAAAATGCTGTAAATTGAAAATCTATAATTTCATAATAACCTTTATCTGAAAAACTACCATTAGAAACCTCAATTTCCATACTATGATTGAAAACTTTATCTTCTTTTAATTTATTATATGCATCTTGTCTTTTCCATAAAATTACATTAGTACAGAGATATTCGTGCATTCCAGATTCGTCTTCAATTTCTTCCCACCAATAATCTGCACTTTCATAAACTACACCAATTGGATATGTATCATTTACAATCTCAACAGATTGAATATTGCCATTTTCATCTGTATCTACTTCTAAATGTGCATCATGTGAACCAAAATCACCTTTATTACCATTTTCATCAGTTATATTCCTATTATAATTAGTTACAATAGGACAATTGTACATACTTTTAATATTTCTTTCAAAACTTTCCTTTGAAATAAAACTATTATTTCTATTAAGTCCATGATATGCAATTTTGAGTATGCCTGTATCAAAAGAAGAATTTATTTCAGTTATTTTATCAAATGATGAAGAATAATTAAGATACATTATTTTAGCAATAATTTTCACCTCCTTTAAAAAGTCATTTTATTACTAAAAACAAATTGTTTTTTATCTATTTGTTTAAAGTTAAATGTTGTAATAGTGGAGTTTTCAAAAATAAAAAAACTATTATTTTTAGATAATAGCTTAAATCCTTCTTGGAGCAATTTATTTTTTAGTTCTTCTGAAAAACAGTGAATGAAATTTATAATAATCACCTTCTTTATGATACTTAAAAAATTACCTATTATTATTTTCTTTGTCCTGAGAAATAATTGTATTATCTGCTGGGTCATCTGTTTCTGGTGCTCCACCTTTATCATCTGAATTTCCAGATTGATTCATGTTAGTAGGAGGTATCCAATTTGATTTAGATTTAACAAGATTTTCATATTCCAATGAGGCGTTGTAACAATCACTATCATTACCAATTTTTGACGTAATAATATTAAGAGACCCTCCAATTGTAGTTAACTTATACTCATTTTCAATCTGCTCTTTTTGATTAAACCAAGTTGTTTTCCATATATTTAATCTAAAAGTATATTTCTTTCTTAAATTAACATTGCTAATACGATAGTTAAACCAACTTTGAATTTTATCAAGCATTGAGAATACAATAGATTGTATATATATTAAATTTTGTGTAATACCAACAGATGAATTTGTACTTGAACCACCAAGGAGTAAAGGGTTAGCACCTGCTTGCATATATGCCATTGATTTAGTAAATTCAGCTAAGTTCGTTTTTTCATTTTGAACACTTTTAAATGGAATTTCTTGTAATTTATACGGACACCCCACCACAGAAATGCTCTCTGGGAGTCCGTTGGCAACAACGTTTACCCATTCATGGACTCTTTCAGGTTCTATTAAAGGAATCCCAGTTTCTAGATCATGTGGAAACTCAATTCCAATCATTTTCACCTTATCATCCCTAGAACTCTCAATCTCTTCATCAACTAAATCATTTAATAAAAATAACTCAGTAAACAATTGACTATATAAAGGCAAAAAGAAAGTATCATTATCTCCACCTAATTTAATACAACATACTTTATCACTAGGTAAAGGTTGCCATTCTGGATATCTTAATCTATCAGAATTAGTTTTATATTTATCATATAATATTTTAAATTCATCAGGATAAATACTCCAAGCAAATTCAGATAATTCATTATCTCTAGATAAATCTTCAAAATATTTGAAGTTAAATTCTACGGAAAATTGTCCATTTTTTATCGAATATAATCTAACATATTTAATGGGCAAATCCCATAGATAAGGAAAATTACCATCATTTTTTTCAAACCCACAATAAGCACCATATCTAACTAAACTTTCTATAATTCTACGTCCAGTTTTCTTTATATCAATATTATCAATATATTTTCTAACAGTATTAAATTCATTATTAAAATTTTTTAGAAGTTTATTTATTACTTCTTGAGATTCTTCTTCAGTCATTTCTTTTGAAGTTTGATTAGCAATTTCTTCTTTTAATTTTTGCATTGTATAAAAATCAGGTTGAAGATAATTATCTAATGTTGCCATGTTTGTAGTTAAATTTACTAAAACTTTATAAATACCTTCAGGTGCATATAAATTATCTGATAAATCAAGTATCTCATTTTGATATTTTTGTGGATTTTCTAGCCATAATTTTATTTTATCAATTGTTACATTTTTTAATTTTTTTTGTTTATTTTTAAATAAACCACCTATTCTTGAAAGGGAAAAGTTTTTAGCTGAATCCCATGATTTTTTTAATGAGAATAGGGTAGGGGAGAGGTTTTGATCTAATTCTGACATTAAAAATGTAAAACCTCCTTTCTGTTAATTTAATTATATTAATTATTATTTATATTTACAATCTATCTTCTTGCTCTTGATGATTTATTTGCTATTGCAAAATATGATGAAGGGGAGATGTTGGTATTTTTTTTCTTTATTTTATTTTTCTTTTCTTGTAAATAAATCCAATATAAACCATACATTAATGCGGAAAATTTATCTTTTTGAATAGACCTTGAAACTCTATCAATTCTTGTTTCATTTCCTGCTTGTTTATAAGTAAGATTCATAATTTCTTCACATAAATTACCAGTTAAAACATATGGAATTTGAGCATTAGCTAATTCTTCACTATCTTTAATTTTATGTTTTAATTTTTTTTCTAAAGATTTTATACCTTCATATTCTGTTTTTAAAAGACCTACATCTAATTTATTAAATACTTGCATAAAATGATTTATCATATCACTATTTTTAGTTTCTTTATTTTGTGCTTTTAATGCAAAAACCATAGATATACTATTATTTAATTTGTACTTATCATAATCAGGATCATTAACAACACTATATGGTGGATTGCCATCATTTAAATCAAGAACTAACTGATCCACAACAGAAACTCCAAGGCCATTCGCGTCAATTACTAAAATTCTTGCTTTGAATTCTTTTACTTTTTGTTTTAAAAATTTTGCTTGTAATAAACTATGTTGCCCTTCCATAGAAAACAGATTTACAACTTCTTTAATATAATCTCCGTTATCTTTAGGAGTCATTTTTATAACTACTAAACATGATAAAGCATTTTCATCACCTTCATTACGACTAACATCATATGCTAAACAATAATCAACTCTATCATCTCCACAATGTTCCCATTCAGCAATTCCAACTATTCTAGATTTTTGTAATTTATCATCAGCCACTAAAGAATCAGAAGAAGAACCTGTCCAAATAGATTGATACTCACGCATAAAATCCATAATACTATAGGTTGGTGATTCTCTTAATTCCTCAATAAAATCTATATCTAACTGACCATACATGCAAGGTAACTCATATGAATTGCCTAAACAAAATGCTGATTTACCATTAATCATATCTTGATAAACTTCAGACATTTTTTCATAAGAAAATTGCTGTTGAGTTCCTGCTGTTGTAATATATAATTCACATTTATGTATTTCTTCTGGATCAACACCACTACATGCAGCTATGCGGTCATTGGCCATAAGGGGTATTACGACTGCATTGAGTATATTACCATCAAATTTTTTATCTGAAATTTCTTCAATTGCCCCACCGTACCTACGACCACCTCTCGTAGAATCACGCATTTGGACAACATCGTATTTTGACCCATTGTAAAATATTAATTTAGTATAATCTTTATTTTCTACAAATGTTTTAACTTCTTTTTTTAAAAGAGGGTAATGTTCAAATATATCATTTATATTATCTGCTGTTATTTTTGCAGCTTGCTCTTTACCTACTGCACATGTAAAAAGTTTAGTTTTTTCAAACATAATACATTTTAAAATAAATGCTAAATTTTGAAGATAACTTTTAGATGTTCCACGAGTAGCAGTTAAAAAAACTTTTCTATATCTCATCATAATTCTTAAATATACTCTTTGATAATAATATAATTGTATTTTAGAATCAGGAGTTGAAATAAAATCAAGAAATTTGTCAGGGATACCACCTAAAATAACTACATAATTCTCTCCATTGATCTTTGATATTTTCAAAATTTTTTATTTGTAGATTATTTATATTATTTGTTTCAAAATTTTGAGGATTAGAAAATGTATCACTATCTTTAATACTTCTGCTTTTTTTACTAAAATTATTTTGAGATGTTATTATTATCATCTCCATCAACTTTAATATCATTAATTATTATTACATTATCTGTATCTATTTCATCTAAATCTAATTTAGGAGTATCAAAAGGAGGTAATATCATTTTCTCTGCTTTATTAAGTTTTAAAGTAAAATTTTCTATATGCATAATTGTTTTATCTACTATATCTTGATTAATACCTTTTATTTTTCTATAATATTCCCAAGGTGGTATAAATCCATCTTTTTCAACCTCAGAATAAATAGTACAAAAATTTCTTATTCCACCTGTTTTATCCGCATCTGTTTTATCCATTGCACGAAACTTTGAATCTGCCATATATTTAGAAAATAAATCACCTAATTTTTTAGCTTCATCATAATTTCCTTCTTCTAATTCCTTATCCATTTTTAAAGAAATAATTGCAAGTTTTTTTAGATATATCATATCTTGAGTTGTTTCTATACTATTTGTTCTTTGCATATCATTATAAAATTGTTCTAATTCATAATAATCTTCTGGATCATATTTATTTCCCCATTTTAAAATCATTTCACTAGTAACATCAAAATGGTTGTTACTAGTAATTATTTGATCTATATTTAATTTCACAGGATTAATACTATCAGGTTTAAATTTACTATCTTTCCAAGTTCCTTTTTTAAATTCATTTAATTTTGAATTGGCAATTCTTATATATATACTCCAAGGATCTTCTTGATTTTTTTCTACCGCAGACCTCCAATATGAATAAATAAAAGGAATATCTAATAATTGAAGTATCTTATATACTGTTTCTATTTTATTATAATCAAGCATAGACCTAACACAAACCTTACAGATATTTAATTTCCCATCTACTGATAATACTGAATTTGTATTATAGTATTGAGCCATTGCTAATTCTCTTTTACAATTATCACATATTTTTTTAGTTTGTAACTTTACTGTTGTAGATTCTTTCTTTTTTCTTGGCATAAGCCACGCTCCTTATTTAACTAACTATTTTTAAATCTTTTTCTGTTATTCTTCTTAGTTTCCCATATGTGTCATCATTAATAAATCCACCAATATTTATATTATAATGAGAATGATATTTTTCATCAGATTTAAACCATTCTAATGCCTTATTATATTCTTCTAATAAAACTTCATCAGAAGGTAAATAATCTCTAATTGTATTAATAAATACACCTTTCCAACCTCGTCTTTTTAAATATTGATATCTTCTTATTTCTTTATTTTTAAATTCCTCTTCTGTCATATTACCCATTTTCACACATAAATCATGACCTGATCCATTTACTTCTATGTAAATTTTATCTTCAGGAAAACCAATATCTAAACTTGGTGTGTCATTAGAATAATTTAATTCACCACCAAATAATTGATGAATATATCTTTGTTGTCTTGAGGTTCTAACAGTGCTGTTTTTATAAAATGTTTCTGCCTTTTTAATTTTAACATCTTCAATTTGAGAAATATTATCTACTCCATACTTTTCTTTTACAATTTCTTTTGTTTTTTCAATAAAATATTTTGAACCAAAAATACTCTCAGAATTATATTTCTCTAAATTAGTTTGTTTCTGTTTTTTAATAAATTCAGGTTGATTAATATGATATTCAAAACCATAATTAACTAAATTGCATTCTGCTGTTTTCTTTGTTTGACATTTTCTATTGGAGCAACAATCTTTATGTACTACAGAATTTAAATTATTTTTAATATAATCTCCTGCATTTTTCGGATAAGTACCTTTACATCCTTCTTCATTATAATCACATTTTACTAATACCTTAACTTCACTATAAGGAGGCAAATCTTCAACTTTAACTATTAAATTTTTACTATAATCAATAACTTTTCTACCATACTTATCTGTTTTGTATGGTATTTCATAACATTTTTCTTCATAATGAGATAATTTTTTAGAACCCTTTAATTTAACCTCTACCTCTTTTGTAATTAACATTTAATCATCCTCCTGTATATTTTGTTTTCTCCTGTGTTTTCTTTATATAAAAAATAAAAAAGAGAATACGCACAGGAGAATAGGGAGCTACCCTAAAATCGTATTCTCTAAAATAAACATATATAAAATATTATATTGCTAATCTAATACTAAACAACTAACCTAAAAAATCACAACCAAATCTCACTTCTATACTAAATAATAAAGCACAAGAAAACTATGCTAACCAATCAAAACAAATTAGCATAGTTCAATCTACCTTATTATTAAATTTGTCCTTACAACTACTATTAACTTCTTTGTTGGGATTCTACACCCATAAAATTCTTAATCATCACACATCAAATTCCACTAACAAACACTACCCAATAACTCCATCCACAACAATACTAAATTTATCAGTATAAAACACATCTCCATCAATAAATGTTAATTTAATCTGTGCATTATAAATATATTCTCTAGGAAAATCACCACTTTCAACTATATATTTAACCTTACCACTTGTCTTAGGTTCTAAAATATCACATTCTTTTATATATGTAACTTTATATCCTCTATATATTAATTCTGCTTTTAATACATTTGTTAAATTCATTATACTTATTTCTATTTTACCATTTATTGTTTTCTTTTCTTTAACAATAAATATTAATTCTTCTCCAACATCACCTGTTTTCATTTGCCTATATTATCACCTCAAATTCCTTATAACTCTCAATTGATACTTCAATTTCTTTAAGTAATTCAATATAAACTATAAATTCTAATTGTTTGACAGATATATCATCAGAAGAAATAATAATCCTCTTTAAATCTTCTAATACACTAATATATAATTGTATATTCCTTCTTAAATCACTACTAATACTAACTGACCTATTAACATGTCTCAACACATCAGCAAATATAATTTTACTATTTAATATACTTCTAATTGTATCTATTGATAAAATATCATTAACAATTAATTTCCTATTCAAATCACCATTAAATTGTACATTATTTAACAATATTCTTAATAAATCTACATTAACAATAGTTATATTTTGATTAGTTAATATTCTTAACAAATCTGCATTTACATTATCACTAACTAATATATTTCTTAATACATCACTATTTAAAGATATATTATTCAATACATTCCTATTTGTATCATTATTAACTATATTACTATTCAATAATATCCTAAATAAATCACTATTAATCATATTAGTATTAATTATTAATCTTTTACTATCACTATTAATAATATCATCAATAATTAATTTTCTAAGTAAATCAACATTTACAATAGTAATATCTGTTGAAGTAATAACTCTTAAAGTATCAATCAATACATTTACATTGTTATTAATATTTCTTGATAAATCACTATTAACATTTTCTGTTATATGTATAATTCTCAATAAATCATTATTAATAGAAGTAGTATTGATTATATTCCTTGATGTATCTGTATTTAATATGTCACTATTTAATAATACCCTTAAACTATCATTGTTAATATTAACACTATTTTCTATATGTCTAATTGAATCACTATTTACTAATTCATCATTAAATACAATACGCAAAATATCATTATCAATAGAAACACTATTATTAATAACTCTAATATTATCACTATTTAAAGATATATTATTTACAATATTTCTCAAAGTATCAATATTTGTAGATATTGTATTATATAATATCCTGATATTGTCAGTGTTAATTGTATCAATTATATTTACATATCTCATAGTGTCATTATTAATTATATTAGATAATACTAATTGACGATTTGTATCTACTGATATATTTACATTAAATGTAATTTCTAATGTTCTATTAAATGGTTGTCTATTAAATTTACTTCTATTAAACATTTGTTAAATTAATCCACTCCCTTCAAGGAGTTATAAAATTTTATCTAATACTATAGATGCAATATCTCTATGTCCATACACATTAGGATGAACACTATCATAATAATATCCTAATGATGTTGCGATAGCAGAACTACCATATAAACTATAAATATCTAAATATGAACAACTTTTTGCAGTTGCTACTTCTTGACAAGCTGTTACATATTCACTTTGTAAATATGTTCCTGATTGAGTTGATATACCTATAGTGGTTATTAATACATCACCTATTGTTAATGCTTTATCAACTAATGTTTCAAGATTTGTTTTATATGTTGCTGGATCTATATTTTGAGAATAGTCATTTGCAATTAAACTAATAATAGTAAGAGTTGGTGGTAAAATATTAAATACAGCAACATCAGCTAGCCCACTTCCAACATAATTACCTATTATTGCAGCAACTTTACCCATCATATTAACTCTTATGCCTTTATTCCCTTTTATTGGGTATGCACCAATAAGTCTTACTTTATGTGCTGTATTAGAATCTGTATTTTTAATAACTACTGTATGATCCCCATCAGATAGTCCATCTATTGCAAATTCAGCACAGCCCACAGTTGTTGCATTGTATGAATTGAAATCTACAGGAGTTCCATCATCTACAGTGGCACTAAATGTAGAACCAGCCGCACCAGTTACAGCAAGTATTCTTAATCCTGTACCATTAAATGAAAAAGTTGTAGTATCATTTTGTGTAAAGGTATATTTATGAGTTTTTGCGATTCCAAGATTAAGAGTGTCAGTAGTCCAATCTCCAGAAAATGACCATGCTGGATATAAGGAATCTAATTGATAAACTGGTGAAATTCCTATTCCAACATCACCATATCTATTTTTTAATACATTTCTTATTATACCGACAAAACTATTGGATATAATTGTACTTAAAGAATTTCCAGCAACTTTTCCTTCTGTAATAGAATCCCCTATAAAATTCAGATTGTATATTGCTTCTTCTCCTGCTAATAATCTTGCTAATGCAAATCTCCATTTTCGCAAAGTAGTATCAGTATTTATATTTTTTGAAAAATAAACATCTCTCTGTAATTCTGTTAGATCATTTATTTTAGATGTTAAAACAGAATAATCTTGATTTAAATTTAATTCTTCATTATAACTTCTTGGCATAAATAATAAATCTACATCTCCTGCACATACTTGTACTTGAGATATATCAATATAGCCTGCACCTACAAAATCTTCTGAAGTTATTGAATTACATCTTGTTTGTATTGATGAACCCCATTGATACATAAAACCTAGAATTAAATTATCATCATTGTTTGTCCCAAAAGATTTTCCACTTAAAGTATTTGTTGTAAATGTAAATGTATATTTAGTCAAAGTAGATGTCAAAGTAAAATTAGTTCCATTTATTGTTTCAATTGCTGATGGACTACCTAAAGTACCATATACTTGTTGTAAATATATACCTATTCTTTTACCTGCAATATTTGATTTTGCCCAAAAAGATACTGTTACCTTTTTATTTAATCCACATAAACATCTAACACCATTAATTATTCTTTGACGAATATAATAATAAGAATTAGACCCAAAAGAAGTTCCAGATCCATCAACATCTACTCTATAACTATAAAGAGATCCTGGTAAACTACCTGAAGTTAAAATAGATTTACTATGTATTATTGTAGGTAAAGTACCACCATTTGTACTAATAGATAATTCCCATTTTTCTGCCAATATAGAATTTGATAAAGGATTAATAAAAACAATTCCATTTAACCATAATTCAAAATTACCATTAATTACTGCTTGACGAGACATTGAAATGCTATGATATTCTGAATTTAAATGATTTGTATAATTATCATTATTCTCATCTATATTGCTAACTAAACTACTATAATCATAATTAGTAAAATTTCTACCAATACTAATACCACTACTCCATCCTTTTGCAATACCTTCAAATCCTCTTACACAACCTGTTAAATCATTACCAGAAATATCTGTATATGTAATTGTTTCTGCATCTTCACCTGTACCAATAGTTGCTTCATTAGGTGCAGATGGTAATTTAGAGGGATCTGTTACAGTTATTGTTGTTTGTGTTGAATCAATATCTCCATTTAAGAAAGTTATAGGAGAGTTAACTATGCCTGGGAACATGGTTTGCATATTATGTTATCAACTCCTTACACAGCACCGATTATACAACTAACTATTAAATCCGTACTCACATCGTTAACCGGAGTTTCATCACTAGTTGCTCTTGCTTTAACGTAGAATATAGTATTTGTTGCATCAATAACACTAGTAATAGTTAATGGATCACCATATGCTCCAAATGTTACTCCATCTAAACTTAATGTCCATTTTGATGCAGAATCACCTGTTGGTGTAATTATTAAATCTCCTACAGTCAAATATCCAGTTTCACAACGTAATGCTAATTTTATATTGCTTGAAATCTCATTATTACTTGCATTTAAAGTTACAGAAATTGGATTTAATTCAGTATTTTCCGAGATTAAAGTACCGTCAGTTAAAGCGACTGTTGGGTTTCCTTGATACATATGTATATATGCCATTTATTTAACCTCCCTAATTATTATATTTAATCTTTTAATAATTTTGTAAATATAAAAAGACACTAATTTTTAGTTAATGTCCTTATAACTTACAAAATTATATTATTATTTTAATATTAAATATACATTAAAATTTATTATATTATTCTTCTAATGCTTCACCCATTAACTTTTGTATAAAACAGCTATGGTCATTCCATCCAATACTTTTCCCAGTAGAATATAACCAAAAAAGTGTATCTCTTAATTCATAACCACAAGTACATTGAATATTTTCAATTTTGTTCGCTATCATTTCTATAAGTTTTATTTCCTCAATTTTCTCGTCTGTTAATTCTCCATTTTCACAATTGCAACAATCGCAATTTTCACAAATCACATCATCGTTTTCAGTTATTTCAAATTCATCTTCCTCATAATCTGGAATAAAAATATCAGCAAACTCGTCTAAGATTTCCCTGATGCATTCAGGGCATCCTTCAGTATCTTGAATTCTTTTTGTAAAAATTTCTAACAACTCACCGTGATCAAATTCTTCTACTTTACAACCTTCACATTCTTCACAAAAATCATTACAACATTCATCACAATTCATATATTTACAATCATTATCACAACTTTCATATTTCTTTTTATCTTTATATTTACATTTATTACATTCACAAACTTCATTGTCATCATCATTGTATTGATAAGGATTATCTTTTGCTGTTTCTTTTTCTTCTAATTTATCCTTATATTTTAATTTCTTATCCTCAATATCCTTTTCTCTTTCTAAATAAAAATAATATTCATCACAATCTACTGAATTTCCATTGATATAGAATTCTTCTAAAAATTTACCAGACTTAGAATCATAGATTGCTTTTGCTTCAAATAAATTCATGGTTAAATTTCTCCTTTAAATTTATATTATTTATATTATATTAATAAATTACTTTCAATTTAAATAATCTCATCTAAATCAACATCTTCACCAATAATAAAATCTACAAATCCTTTATCTTTGGCCTCGGAAGAATACATATACCATTCCACACGATACTTTTTATCATATTCCTGTGACGTTAACTTACTTCTTGATAATATATATTCTTTTATTTTCTTTTCTTGCTGTTCTTGGAATTTTGCAGCATCTCTAATCTTTGCCATTGAATTGTACATAAAATTAGAACCATCATGCATTAAATATGTAGAATGTTTTAAAGCATATCTTTTACATCCAGCAAGACCAATCAAAAATCCCATCGAATATTCGTAAGCAAGGTTAATTGTATAAACAGGAGTTTTACTATTCAATATTACATCAATTAATCCAAAACCATCTACTAAACTACCACCATTACTTACACAATAAAGAAGTATAGGTTTACGCTCTGATATTTCTTTTCCTTTATCTTCTGTATTAAACCTAAGTATGTGATAAGTAATCTCAGTTAATATTGTTTCATCAATATCAAAATCAATATATAGTTTTCTCTGTTTTAAATCTTCAATTTGAAATTTATCACCTAAATCATAATTTATAACTTGTTTAATTTGTTCAGTCATGGTAATCACACCATTTTAACCTTTCAATTAAAAATTTTATTTTTTATTAATTTAAACATAACTATTAATTATACATTCTAACCCTTTCTCATCATCCCAAATAAATGCTTGTGCTTTTTTCTGACTTCCAACATATCCATTATTATAAGTCCAAGCATCATTGCCACAAATTGCACTTATCCATCTAAATATAATACCATTTTGTTCATCTATCATTTTTTCTTTATGAAAATGAGATAAATGAAATTCCCTATATTTAGATTTTCCCCATAATTCAGGAACGTCATTTTGCATACAATAAATTATATTTCGTTTTTCATCTGCCCCATGAGCAAAACCTAGCAAGTTGCCACCTATAAGTCTATACTTTCTATTATTGAAAATAGAATCTACTTCAACATTATCATTATTTAAAAAATGCCAATACATTGCTTCTGTCATAGTAAATGAAGTTAATTTGTCGTGATTTCCACCAACATATATGATATCAACAGGAGCAATTTCTGAAAGTTTATGTATAATTTGAATAATATTTTTTAATAAAATTTTATATAATACATCATATTTTACATCTGTATCTTGAGATGTACCTTTCGTAGTAGTATTGAACATATTGTCAATATTGCTTATGTCTTGACCAAAAGGTATAAGTATTTTCTTGATATTGTAATATTTAACTTTTTCAATAATATCATTTATCACTTGCCATAATCTTTGTATACCAATTTCTGTTGAATATTCATTTCTTGTTTCATCAATATTGCAAAGTTTATCTATATGCACATCAGCAAGATTTATTTCTAATGTTTTTCCTGTAATATTATAAGGTTTAGTATCTATTACTGGACTATCTAAATCTAAATTTTCTAACACTTCTTTAACCCATTTTGGATTAAACTTTGTTATTCTAGGTTTAACCACAATCTTACTAGAATAAAGTGTTAATATTCCATCTTGTTTATTTGCAACATTCCATATATTATTTCTACAAGATACTAACTCCCATACTAAATTAGAAAACCCATGTTTTTCAAGAAGAAAATTAACATCTTTTGCTTCTTCTTGATTCATTATAATAAGTTTATCACTACTTTGAGTGCCATCCTTATTTATTTCTACAGTTTCCTTATAATTTTTAGTTAATTCTTTTTCTAAATTAGTAGATGGAATAAAAGTAATATTGATAATATTACTATCACATATTTGCTTATCTATATTACTTTTATTATATTCATCAATAGTCATTTGCAGATTAGTCAAGCACTTCCTGGCATGATCTGACGATACCTGAGTACCATATAATAATTCATACACTTCAATTTTATCCAAATCATAGTCTTTTCTATTTGTTAATAATCTTTCAGCATATTCCATAAAACCTTCTGTTAATTTTCTTAAATGTTCCATTTATTCCTCCGAAGAATAAATTTAATAAATAGGGTAGAGGGTGTTGAAATAATATTAATCTAATATCTACCCATAATCGACCTATTTATAAATTGCATACAGTACCTTTTGTAGTACAAATAATTCTCGTAGTTTTACTCATCTTGCTTATTTCTTCTTCTAATAATTCTTTCATCCTCAATTTACTTTTCTCTTCAGCATGGACTAAATAAACTTTATCAGCACTAATTCCCTTTAAATAATTTAATAATTCAATCTGTCCAATATGAGAAGAAAAACTATTCAACACAGTTATACTGCATTTATTCTTATAACTTTTACCTTCAATATTTATAAATTTTTGTCCATTTTTAATTTTAGAAGCAATACTACCTTCAGGCGAAAAACCTACTGTTATAATATGAGATTTAATGTCAGATATTAATTCTTTTAAATAATTCACCGATCTTCCTTTTAATAAAAATCCGCTACTACTCAATACGATCTTAGGAATTTTATCACTAACAGAAACTTTACTCTCATTATAATCCTTAATAAATCTAACATTATCCCAATCACAAACTTTATCAAATAATTCTTTATGTTCGCCTTGTAGTGCATCTTTATATACTTTTGTAATTTCCCATATTAAAGGTGAATCAACAATTATAGGAATTTTAAAATCTTTATTTTCTCCATATAACATATACAAATCAGTTAATATTTGTTGTGCTCTTGATAAAGAAAATACAGGAATTAAAATTCTTCCTTTATCCATTAAGCATACTTGATTAACAACTGTTTTAATTTTTTCTAAATCTTTATTCCTACTAACATTAACATTCTTTTCATCTGCACCATAAGTACATTCACTAATTACTATATTTGCCTTACTACAATATTCTGTATCTTCAACATAGTAATTTTTGTTTTGTGAACCTTTTAAATCAGAAGTATAAAGTATTTTCTCAATATGTCCTGTGCTTGTTTTTAAAAATAATTCAAGTTGACAAGCACCTATTATATGAGAATTATGTAAAAATCTAAAACTTGTATTATCATCTAATTGATGTATAATTCCATAATCATAAGTATGTGTTAAATTCAATGTGTTATAAACATCATCTTCATTGTAAAATGGTTCAAATTTAACCCCACGTTTTTTTGATATGTATTCTGCATCTTTCCTAATTATATTTGCTGAATCTTTTAACATTGGTTTCATCAATTTAGATGTTATATCTGTAGTTATTATTTTACCATTAAAACCATACTTTATTAATTTAGGCAAAAGACCCATATGATCTATATGAGAATGGTTAATGAATACATAATCTAAATTCTTAGTTTTAAAAGGGAAGTGTTTAGCATTATCTTTATAATCTTTTATAGAGTTTGAACTTTGTATCATTCCACATTCTAAGAGTATGTTTTTATATTCTGTTTCTATTAAAATCATAGAACCTGTTACATTTACACTGTTGTTACCTATAAATGAAATTTTAACTTTTGTTTTTTTCTTTTTACCCATATGATTCACTAATCATAAGATATCAATTCCTCTCGGAAAATTTTTGTTGCTCACTAATTTTGTTCTTCAATATTTAATTCATTTTCATCATCTGATTTTTTACCATATAATCTGTAAATGTATTTCTCAGGAACAAAATATTTACGTCTTCTAGATTTTTTTTGTCTACCAACTATACATAAATCTGGATATTTCCCACCTTCCATTTTTAAAATATTTTTTGAAATTAATAAGTTTAATTCTTGGTTTGTAATTTGTTGCAATGTTATTCAGATTCTCCTTTTGTATTTTAGTTTATTTAGTTTTTTGTTTATATATTCATTTTTAAATTTAGGAATAATAAAAAGAGAGTAAGGTGTTAACCAAACTCTCTTAAATAACTAATACTACTCACTACATAAAATAAAAAATAATGTTTTACAAATACTTATTCTATAAGGATTTATTAATAGTTTCTAAAACTTTAGCAGGACGATACTTTTCTTTATTTTTATGCCATGCTTCTCTTTGCCATTCCTTTTGTTTTTCTTTCCAACATTCAGAACAATACTTTTTACGTTTATTTTTACTTTGCTTTATTAATTTTCCACAATCAATACATTTAATTATTTTTTTATCACCATTATATAAATCAAAATAATATCCAATATTATCATATGTATTTATACTTAATACTATATTATCACTATCTTCTATATTTTCAATAAATAATAAATTAATTTTACCTCTGGTTCTTACATCAATATAATCTAATTGTGATAAAATATTAATAATATCATTTATCTTATACATATTAGGTATTTTTGCAGTATTTAAAATATCATTAAATACTTTTTGACTACCACCAATATAATTATATCCTGAATAATTGCTGTATTTTAATTTGCATATTTCTTTTTTAATCTTCATATTTACTAATAGAGAAAAAAGTATTTTTTTATAATCATACCCTATATTACTACTATTAATATATTCAATTTCCTTATCAGTTATAGGTATATTATTAATAATAATTAATGGATTATCTCTTCTACTTCCTTTACGAAGTGCATAATTTATTCTTTTAAAATACTTAACATCATTAAAATTTTCTATATATTTTTCACAAAATTCATATGCTTTTTCTTTTCTTTGTTTAGGTTTAATACCTTGTGATTTCCAATATTTAATTAAAATAGTTAATTCATATGTATGATAATTAGTCAAAAAACCTTTTTCTTCAATTGTCTTAGCATAGTCAATTTCATTATATTTTAATTTAATCAAATAATCACCCTTTTCAATTTATATTTTTTATTTAAATATATAATATTCCCTTTATTATTAGAAATAGGGAATAATATAGGTTTATCATTCTTATTTTTTACATTATTAAAAATATATTCTCCAAAAGAATTCCACAATATATCTTTATTAGAATTTTTATATTCACAATAAAATATTTCAACTAAATAATTTGTTAATTCAAAAGCATTAGAACATATCTTAAACATTTTATTTTTAAAAATATTATATATATTAATCACAATTTCATTTGATTCATCATTATATTTTGATTTATCAAATGAACCATTTATGCCCATATTGTTTAAATCTTTTAATTCTCTCATAAAAGAATTATATTGTTTTAATACTTTTTTATATAAATCATTATTCTTAGGTATTGAATCATCCATATATAATTTATATAAATCATTGTCAGTTTTTATTTTTAATTTATTCTTAATATCAAAATCAATACTTTGTATATATTTACATAATGAATTCATCACACTATTACTATCAATCACTGGTAAAAATTTATTGTAAGTATTAACAAATGATTGTTCTACATCATTTTTATCTTTTTTATTAATTAATTCATTTAAGGGTATTCCAAATTTTTGTCTGCATGATAAATCATTGCTTTTTACATATTTATTATAATTATAGTAAGTATTTTTATACAGATAGATAAAAAAATATGGATGTCTATCTAAAAGTATACTATTCAAAAATTCTTTATTTAGTTTTTCTTTTTCAGTATCATCTTTATTTGTTTTTATCCATTCAGTCCAAATATTAGGTATACCTTTTACTTCTTTACCTATTTTTGCTTTATCAATTTGTGCAGATTGAAGTTTAGTACACATTTTTAATCTATTAACTAAAGTTTTATATTCATTACTATCTTTATTAAAGAGGGGAAGTAGAGCATAAGCACTTGTACTTTTATTTGTTATAGAACCTATTATAGAACCAAAAGCAAATTTATCTGCATTATATAAATCTTCTTCCGTAAAAACAATAGGTTTAGGTTTAGGTGCTTCATATACCACTGGCAATTCTTCTTTATATATTGAATCAATAATACATTTATTAGAAGTAGTGGCAATAATATCCATATCCCAATCACTACCTGCCCAATTAAGAATTTCATGGCCATGAATATTAACTATTACACCACTATCTTTACAATATTCATACCATTTACTATATTTAATTTCATTATCTTCATTATCATTTACTAAATTTAATTGTAAATGTTCTGATTTATATGTAAGCGGTGCTCTCATAGAATCTACAACACTTACACCTTTTTTATTCCAATAATTACAATAATATTCATTTTCTTTCAGTAATCCAGTAACTTCTTGTCCACAAACATGTTGCATTTGTGAAAAAGGATCGCTGACAAGCACTTGAAAGTTACCATCTAAAATAATTTCACCCAAACATCCTCTTTTAATAATATTTTTAGTATACTTATAAATTTTATCTTTAATATATTTATCATATTTTAAATTATGATTTACTATTAAACTCTTTAACCAATAATTATCATTATTTTTAAAAAAAGATTTAATACTTTTATTAGTTATATTATCTCCCATTAAAAACAATAAAATATAATATATATTATTAAAATTAACGCCTTGTATCCATTCAACAAATTGATTACAAGTTTTTTTAATATTATCTTCATTTAGATCTAATGTTTGTAAAAATTGATAATTCATTTTTAAAATATCATTAGGTTCTTTAGGTGATACTAATGCAACTCCCCAATATAATTCATTTATTTCACAATTATTTTTATATGTTTCAAAATCAAATGAATCCCAAAGTTTAAATTGACTTTCTGAAATTATAACGTCTATATCTCTTAAATCAACTTTGATTGGATTATTATTTTTATCTTTATATATTGTATTTATTATATAATTTCCTTCATTTTCTTCCTTATAAAATAAATCTATATCAAATACAGTAAGTTGACCTTTTAGGAAGTTCTGCCTTATGCACCATTGCCCTGGTACATAATCTAATCCTAATTCTTTTGACCATCCCAATGCTTTAGTAGGTTTTATCAATCCTTGTCCATCAAATCTATTAAATTTTAATTCTACTTCTTTTTCTTTTTCAATTTTATCATCTTCATTATCTCCAGTTTCAGTAATAAAATTTACTTTAACTAATTTACTAGTTTCGTAGTCAGGTACTACACAAAATCTAGGGGTGCTAACTATTTTAGTGCTAGACCCACTTAAACCTCGATATGCATTATATTTAGATGGGCAGAGAGGTTTATTTTTATCTCTGCCATTATCTAATATTTCATTAAGTTTATCAATAATTTTTTCTTGGCAAAATACTACAGTCGAAACTCTAGATTGAGAAGAAGATGACGACAATCTAAAATATTTTTCATTATTTAATGTCAGTCCATTATTAAATAAATATTTATAATGAGCTTCATGTTCCATTATAATTGTTATATATTCAGGTATATATAATGCATTTAAAATATTATTTTGTAATACTACTATTTTATCTGAATTTTCTTTAGTATATATTTCTTTTTTTATCAAATCTCTTTCTTGATACCATTGTTCAAGTTGTTCATAATTTATTTCTTTCTCTGTTATTTTTCTTATACTTCTAAGAATTTGATTATCTGATAGAGCAATTAATTCACCATTAACTTTTGCTTGTTGAGGAGTTAAAGTTATATTATAATCATATTCTTTAAGTCTAGAAGATTTAAATTTCATTGTATAAAGTTGACGATTGTTATGATTTGTCAAATAATTATTCCTCCTTTTTATAAATATAATTTCTTATATTATCACTTATTAAGATTGATAAATTGTATTTTAATTCATCTAAAGATATTAAATTATTTTTATAATTAATAATATCAGTATTATCTAATATTTTGTTATAATTTTCATTAAATAATACAATTGTCATATTATCATTTTTAAGAAAAGACCAGTTATTACTTATTTTTTTGTATTTATTATTTAATTCTGTTATTATATTATCTATATCTTTTTCTAAATTAATTCTATTAATTTTTACCTCGATATCTTTACATAAATTCTTACAAAATTTATCATCAAATATATTTCTTTTATGTTTTGTTGAATCAAATATTACAAAATGATTTTCTGAATACAAAATACTAACATATAAACTTCTACCATTGTAAATATTAAAATATATTTTAACTTTATTGTTTTTGAAATTACTCTTTACTTTTTCTGAAATTTTATTAATATGTATAATTTGATCTTTAGTATAATAATTATTAATTTCTACTTTACTTTTTATAAAATCAATTAAATCTTCTTTTGTTTTATAATATTTTGTAGTAATTTTATAACCATTATAAGGATCTCCAAAGTTATTAAAATATAAACGATGTTCATTATATGAATCAGAATAATAATATGTTAGAGAAGGATAATTATATTTGTTTATATTATTTGTATATATAGTATGATTAAATTGTCTCATATAATTCATTGCATCATTAAAAATTAATAATTCAGAATTATATTTTTTAATAATATCTGAATTTATATCATTTTCATTCATTACTCTTATAGAATAAACAGGCAATCTATTCTCCGTATAAAAAGTAATATTAAATCCACTATAAACTCTATCATAAATTTTATGAGGAATAGATATTGAATATTTTATTTTAGCATTATCTATTTCATATTTTATAAAATTTAAAGAATTTTTAATTTTATTTTTCATAAATTCAACATAGTCATTTACTACAGTAATACAATTTGCATTTTTTAATATATCAATTACAATATTTCTACTATTTTTATCTTCTATTAATTGAATTAAATTAAATAAGTCTTCAATGTCTATATTATTCTGTTTGTATTTTTTAATATCATTCCACAACCAATCTAACTTTATTAAATCCTGTTTTTTATTATCTAATAAAGAATTCTTATAAATATACTCTTTATACTTACCAATAGTATTATGATATAAATCATTATCATTTAATTTATTTTTCTTCACATTAAAACACTTATCATCATAAAACAACGCATTAAACACAGGTAATTTATCCTTATTCAACAAACTCTTAATATCAATTTCAACAACAATATTCTTTAATTCTAACCAAATATCTATGTAATCCTTTAACTTTTTCTCATTACTGAATTTCATCTCAAAATAGATTGTATTCCCACATTCAGTTTTGACTGTTACATCTGGTCTATATATCTTATCTCCAACAGTATAAGATTGTTCAACTAATATTTCTTTGCAAATATATTCTTTTTCCTTGTCAGATACTACTTTAAATTTATCTCCTGATTCTAAGAATTTATGTTTGAACCACCAATGAATCATACTCTCACTTGAACATTTACTAGCATCTACATGTGCAAAATGGGCAGTTATTAATTTTGATTTTGTTGCTTTAGGTATTACCTTTGATCCACATAAAGGACAATAATATTTTTCCTTGTTATTTTTTACTTCAATTTCATTAATGGTGACAATATCATTATTTGCATTTTTGGCAAACCATAGATTTATGTTATTGTACAATAAATATAACCTCCTTATAATTTATTATTTTCTTAGTACAAGAGAAAATAAATCTCTTGTACTATTTTTACTTCAACTACTCTCCATCACTCACAATATACCTACTGCCAGCAAAACCTTCATCAATCATTTCACCATGTCCAGTCCCATCCCCATTATCAACATCCATATACAATGTATAACTTGCTTTCCAAACATTTTCATCTTGTTCACTAATAAAATACCTAATCGTAAACTCATCACCATTCTCATTTTTAATATAAACTCTCTTACTTGGTTCAGCATCAATTAACATAATTTCACCAGTCAATCCATACTTATCTCTATCAACAAAATTATGTAATACTTGCTCTACAAATTCAGGATAACCATACTCATCATAATGTTTAAAAAATTCATCTGTAACTAAAATCTCAAAATCATCTTCTTCATCTATGTAATTATTACCTTTATAATACTCACAATCCTCGCATTCTCTATTAGAACAATCTAATTCTCCTAATTCACCATCATATCCACAAAAACTATCTTCATCCTCACTAAAAAATACATCCAATATACCTTGATAAACTCCTTCATTATCACTATTATCATTAATTCTGCATAAACAAGAAACTCTAGCACCATCTATAAAATAACTCATATCATCAATAATTCTATTAATTTCCCATTCAATACTCTCACAATAGTAACCAACAATAAAATCTACTAATCCATAATTCGGAGGATTCCAGAAAGATTGTACAAAGAATTTATCTTTCACAGATTTAGATTCTTTGTTCTCTGAGAATAGAAATTTAAATTCACCTAATCCTTCAAGATTAATTTCATAATATGTACCTTGTATTATACTTGCCTGTGCTTTTTTCATGGTATACATTCTCCTTTATTTTATATTTATATATTTTATTTACTTAAAATATCTTCTTGCCAAATGATCATACACATAATACACAAAACCATTATTAATAATATCAGCACTTACATTTTTCATACTATGTAACATATTAGTTTTAGTTTTATCAAATTTCTTTTCTATAATATCTGCACTCATAGTATCTACCTTCATATTGACACCTAATGTAATAACATCATCTAACATTCCGCAATATAATTTTAATTCGTTTGCATTAGGAATAAATACATTAGGTATATTTATTTTTATATTATCAACCTTATAGTATAATTCTACAAATATATCTTTATATTCATCTCTTGTACCATTCTTATATTGATAAATATAATACATTAAATCTATTGCTGTTATATTATAATGAAATCCTTGGTTAATAATCGAATTTAATTTTAAATATTCATCTCTAGTTTTTACTAATTCTCTTAATGCATTAAGATACCATCTTGGTACTGAGTAAATATCATCTCCAGATTCTATTTCTTTTAATTCTCTTTCTTTTTCACCACCATATAAATATCTATTTTGTATATATAATGCATATTCCTTTCTAATTTCTCCTAGTTTAAATATATAAGAATTTAATTCACCAATACTAATTTGTTTATCTAAATCATTAATAACTCCATTTTCACCATATAAAAATATCATAATTTTTTTTATATTTTCATATGATAATGGTCTTCCCTTACCGTTTTTTGCTTTATCTAAATTCATCAAACATTCATATAAGTCTCTATAAGTATAATCTTCAAAAGATATAAATGGATTTATTATATCTTCTTTAATATCTAACATGCCATTTATATTAATATTTAATTGCTTAGATAAATATAATACAGTATCTTTGCATGTATCATTAGAATTATAATATAAGGAAATTTTATTATATTGATATTCATTTTTTAATTGTTTTATATTTTCTTCTAATTTATTAATATTAATAAAACTTTTATTACTACATAATATTATTGTTCCTTTTTCATTAAATTTTAAATTTTTTATCATCATACTTCTCCTTTAAAAATTTATCCACTTTCTTATCTATTGGTCTAATATTTAGTGTATTTACTAGTTTTATATTCTTATTATATATACTATGTATATATTCATCTATTTTATTTATATATTCTCTAACAATTGATAACTGTTTGTCTGATATTGGGTATTTAGCAATACTTAATACTTCATTATTATCCAATAAATATTGTATCTTCTCTATAAATTTTTTATCCCAATTAGAAGTGTATCCAACATACCCACCTATATAATTTATACCAATAATATTTTTATCATTAAATGTCACAATATTTTTAAAATATAAATTATACTCAGACATATCTTTTAACCAAAATTCAGGTACTTTTATTTTATTATGATTAATAATATTAAAACAATTCATATCTTTAATATTTGTTATTGGATTATTAATTTCCCTAATTAAACCACATTCTTCTTTAAAACTATCCATTATTAAACTAATATTTTCACACTCATTTTCTAATTCTTTATCAGTCCTAACTTTTAACCAATTATAACCTTCTTTATCTTTATAAAAATTTTTATCTAATTGACGCATTCCTCTATATTTATTATTAGAATTCCAATCAACTGTATCTATATATTCATATTTATTATTATTATAGAAGTTTTCTATTTTAGATAAAAATTCATCCCAAATTATATAATTCTTGTCGAATAATATTTTATCTTTATGTTTATTATAAAAATCTTTTAATTCAAAAATACATCTATAAAATACATTTGAATATAGCAATGGTAACGTGTCAGGTTCAAACCTACAAAATTCTAAATATATATAATTACCAGAATCACTTAATAAACTTTCTGGTATTTTAATAAAACTATATTCTTTGTGAATATTTTTAAAGTCATTTTTATTAATCTTAAAACATAAAATATCATCATTATATTGTCTGTTTATTTCTTTAATTTTTATGGCTTCTTGACGTTCTATCTCTTTTATATCTTCTTCAATTTTTAATTTTATTGCTAATTCTATTAATTTATCTTTTGGATAATTAGTACAATCAGTTTTTATATCATATATGTAGTAATTTCCATTTGCTATATATCTTCTCTTGTTATACCAAAAATGACCATAACCTTCTTCCTTTATGTATTTTATTAGTAAAGGACTATAATTATTCACATACATATTTATTTCATAATAACCTTTAGGTAAAGGTTCAAAATTAGTATCTTCAAACATAAATATTATTTAATCTCCTTTTTTTAGGTATTTCATATCCTAAATTTTTATGCCATTTAATATTTCTAGAATTTAATTCAACTTCAACTTCCTTAGTAATAATACTTATAACCTCCTGTTATAATCATCTTTAATTATTCATTATTTTTAAATATCTCCGTATCTTGTTTTATTTCTAAATAAAAATCTACCTTGCATTCACGATCACAGAATTCATTACCTTTATGGTCTTTAACTCTATCTTCACCTAATTCTCTCAAACATTTAGTACAATATCCCGTATTGTTTACAAATATATTATCATTATTATAAGTCTTATTAAAATCTATTGTAATTTTATTTTGTCCCATATAAATTCTCTACTCCTTGCCTACCATTAATATCATCTAAAACCTCACTATATATCTCAATATCCAAATATTCTTCAGTATTGAAAAACAACACAGACTCTAAATCCTCACTATTAACATGATAACTAAATAATCCATTTTTATCATCAATTTTATTTAATAGTCTGCCTGATTCATTAAATAGTATCTTACAACCTTTCATAATTTTAATTTCTATGTAATTGTTTGAAGAGTAGCATATATTATAAAGTATGTCAGATATGTTGATTGTATCTGATGTAGGGAAGTAGAGTGTGTAATTTGCTTGTTCGTTGTAGAATAATTTTCCTGTATAAATTTTTGTATTTTTATTTGTTTTATTATTATTCATGGTATTTTCCTTCTTTCTATTTTTATTATTTTTTGTATTTTACTATATTAATCAATTAACTATAAAAACTTCATAATTTAACCCAAATCAACGAGTAAATTTTAAAAACGTAAACTTATATGTAAATTATCACAGCTATTAAATATGAGGTCGAATATAAAAGAAAATTAAACCATAAACACTCACTAAACTATTGTAATTGTTGACTTTCTATGTATTTTAATTTTGATAATACAATAAAAATATCATTTATATATTGATATTACTAGGTTTGTGAGTGTTTTTTGGATATATTTATTTTTACTATGGAATGGGTGAATTTTTGATATAAAATATGTATTAGATAATTGATTAATTATATTAATAATTTTAAACAATATTTTTTAAAATATGTGCTATTACATCAACAGTCCATCCATTACCAATACATTTATATCTATTTGTTTCATTTATCCCTTCTGTATAATTATCAGGTAATGTTTGTAATCTCTCTGTTTCTAATGGTGTTAATCTTCTTATATTAAATCTACTAAAATCTTTTCCATCTTCTAAATAATATAATCCACTTTTACCACCTAGACCTCCTGCATTGGCATTTATACAACATGATTTACCGTATATTGAATATACTCTATTACCCTGTGAAAAATTTCTTGAAAGATTTTTACCATCATTTAACCATTTGTTTTTACTTATTATCCCACATAAAAATACTAATCCATTTTTTGAAGTATGTTCTTTTTCTTTTGGTACATATATGTATTCTTGTTTCAAAAAATATTTATCTGGAACTTTATCTTCTATAATATTTGCAACCATTATATTTTTATCTTGTGGTTGTATTATATTAGAAATATTTGTCCAATAGTATCTTTCTCTGCTTTGTGGAGAAACTAAATTAGAATTAATACAAATAGGTTTTCTTCCAAAATATTCACTTATAATTTCCATATTTTCTTTTGTCATACTACCTACATTTTCAAATAAATAATATTTTGGATTTATAATTTTTAATGCTTCTATGTATTTAAAAAATAATTTAGACCTTTCACCATTTAATCCTTTTTGTTTTAGATTGCATCTGGATAAGTCTTGACATGGTGAACCTCCTATTAATAAATCAATATTATCTATGTATTCATTAAAATCAATATTATTTACATCACCAATATGTACAGTATCTGGATAATTCTTTTTAGTTACTTGAATAGCATATTTATCAATTTCTGAAGCATAATACTTATTTACTTTAATACCTACTCTTTTTAATGCTATTCTACCGCATGATATACCATCAAATAAACTTAAAACATTCAATAAACATTACTCCTTTATAATTATATTATTCTGCAACATTCTCAAAATTAGGGAAAATATTTTTATGCATAGTTTGCGGTTTTAAAATTTTTGCTACTTGTGGTAAATCTACTTCATTAAAGTGATAAATACTTTCAAAATCTCCGTTTATAAACACCTTTATTTTAATATTTTCTTTATGTAACAATGGAAGATATTTATTTTTAGAATTTGTAGAGGTAAACAACAAAGACAAAGTATTTTTATTATAACGGAATATTTGATTATTATTTTTACATAGCAAATATGTATCATATGTATTTTTGCTTGGTTTGTCTTTTATATCTGTTTGAAGAAAAACTCTATATTGACCAACGAATTTTTGGATGGGTAGAAACCTCCTTTCTTATAAGATTTATATAAATTTAACTTAAATTTAAACTTTATTCTTCATCCTTTTCTAATATTGTAAAAGCAACCATAGGATTATCTACATATTGCAATAATTCTGTTCTGATTATATTAGTTATTTTATTAAGAATAATAGGAATTGTTTCTTCTGGATTGTTTTGATTATTAATTTCAAATTCAACTTTATATTCATATTTGTTCATATGGGGATAATACCTCCTTTCTCTATATATTTTGTTGCTTTTGATTTGTTTTTAAGATTGTTTTATGTATTTGTTTATTGATTAATTGTATTATAGCATAGAAGTGGGGTAGAAGTCAATAATTATTTTTATAATCTGTTAAATATTTAATAAATTATTAAATATTTTTATTATTTAACCTTTTCTCTGCAATATCACAATAATCCTTATTCATCTCAAAACCTATATGATCAAAACCTAATTCTCGACAAGCAATAAATGTTGTACCTGAACCTTCAAATGGATCTAAACATATACCTTTGGGTGGAGTAACTAATGTAACTAAATACTTAATTAATGATAATGGTTTTACTGTAGGATGATTATTACCTTCACCACGTTCTTTTTTACTTGCTTTAGCACAATACATAAAATTTGCTTCATAATCATTATCATCATAATTACATTGTTTGAAGAATCTACTTGCTCCACCTGTGTCATCTCTTGATATTAATTTTCCTCTCCTTAGTGGAGGAACACCTTGACCATTTGTTACAATTCCTGTTTCTGCATTTCCATTTCCTTTACCTGATGGACGAATACCACTTTGACTATCTAATATTTTTCCTGCTTCTTCATCCATAATTATATTTGCTGGGAATCTACCTTGATTATTATGTAATTGTTGCTTTTCACCACTAGAATTATCTTTATTATTACCTATTTCCAATCCTGCTTTAGCATTATGTTGATAATTTTTACCTATTCTTGGGTCATCATTCTTAATATATTCAACCCTACAATCATCAATATTAATTCCACCAGTGTTCCATTTTAGAACATTATCTACTATAGTTTTTTCACTTAAAGGTTTTCTTGCTACTATAATTGGTTCGTGTGCTGGTTTTAAATTCGTACCCCAACCCTCGAATTGTTTTGCTTCGTCTGTTGCTGGTTCTGTAATATAACCATTACTACCATGTCTTTTTCCTATTTCAGAAGAAAATCCTGTAACATTACATGACGCTAATCCATTTGGTTGACGATTAAAATATTTTCCTTCTCCAACAATTTCTCTTTCTGCACCAAACTTTTTATCAATTTGTTTACTTATATCCATTGATTTGGGAAATCCTTGTGAGAAAATCCAGTCAATTTGATCTCTAATTTCAAATCCTGCTAATCTCAAACTTATACACATTAAATCATATGTACGTGTTCCAGCAAAGCATAATAAGTATCCTCCTGGTTTTAATACTCTATATGCCTCTTTCCATATAGAAGGATTAGGAACAAATGAGTCCCAAGCGACATTCATAAATCCTTTTGAATTATGTATGTATTCTTCATTATTTAACCAATTAGTTAAAACTTCAACTATATTTGGTTCTTTAGATAATCCATAAGGTGGGTCTGTGACGATAGATGAAATTGAATTATCAGGTAGTAGTTTCATACCTTCTTTACAGTCTTGATTATAGATTTTATTTAGTTGTAGCAATATGGGGAATCCTCCTTTTTATTTTGAGTTTTTATGTAAATTAATTAAAATATGTATATATTAAAATAATTATATTTATATTTTATTGTACTTGTTCTAATTCTAATAACATTGTTTTGTAATCTTCTTTATCAATATATTTAAAATGAAATCCTTTATATGGTTTTTCATTTCTACAACAAGTAGATATATTTGCTTGAAATAATTTTACACCAAAATCTATTTCACTAAATCTATCACATTCAGCAGTAGAATTATATATTTTACCAGTTTCTATACATATTAAAGGTTTAGAAAGTCTTTTTTGATTATTCCTTGTAGTTCTTTTTGTTAATTCTAATTTAGCATCATATGTACACCAACCAATACTTGTACCTCTTTTTAAATATGTAACAATAGTAGTATTGCTCAATTTAGTTATATTATGAATCTGAGTAACATTATCAATTCCACTATTCCACATATCACACACTTCTTTTACTCTTGTAGATAAAGCAAATTTATCTATTTCATTCCAATCTATATTATTTAAATCAAATAATTCAATTAATTTACTAGTTAATATATTATTTTTTATATATTGTAGATTAGATTTTTTAGAATCAATTCTAATTACTTCTATATTATGTTGTTTAATAAAATTATCTCTTTCTTCATCTTCTTTTAATGTTTCTTTCGCTGATTGTCCAGAAAAATTATTATTGTTTCCATGACCTAATGTTCCATCCATTTCTAAATCATATTTTATATTGTTAAATTCAAAATAAAAATCAAATCTAAAATTATGAAATTTATATTCTGGAATAAAATTAATTTTTAATTGTTCTAATAAATTAAATGCAAATTTGTTAGGATATGATTTTCCATCTCCACAACGAGAACATGTAATTCCTCTATCATAAAAATCGCATATTTTCATTAATTTTTCTTTTCCACAATTTTTACATTTAAATAGTATTATTTCTCCACTACCATATGTATATTTATATGCATCATTTTTATCTACCATATGTTCTATCATCCAAGGTGTTGTAGTTGCTATATCGTTATATCCTACTAAAAGTTTCTGAGGACTTGGGCAACAAACATTGCAACCTTTACCAAATATTAAATCACTTTCAAGAATAGTATTTGTATTAGGACATTTTAAACATTTATATTTATACATTTTATGTTTTTTATGATTTCTTAATTGTTCTAATATCTGCACTTCTCCTATTTTAGTTTTAACTATTTCACCTACAGAAAATTTAAAATTAAATTTACCTATTATATTACCTAATGCACCACTAATAATACTACATGTAGGAATATTATATTCATTATTTAAATAAGAAATATTTAACACATGTTTCTTATTATCATAATTATTAAATTTTATTATACCTTCAATATCTTCATATCTAAATGTAACTTCTTTACCAATACATTCCCTCCAATTAATTTTATTTTTCTTACCTTTTATTCTAGGTAAATCATCTAAAAATACTTTTTTCATATAATTCCTCCTTTTATATTATTATTTATTTTTAAAATAATTGTATCTTGTTATTAAATAATCCTTAAGTTTATCATTTAATTCAATCTCTGCTGCACACCTGGTTATGGCCACATATAAAACATAAACTTCGTTTTGAAACTTTTTAATATCAAAATTATCTTTATTATCTTTGTCTATATATTCTTTTTTAAATACATCATTGATGTTAAAATAATCATCACTTATATATACAGGAATTGTATATGTCTGTCCTTTCGCACGATGACAGGTAGAAAATATGACATTTGCCATACTTTTATTTTTAACTACATTATTTTTTATATTTTCAATAATAAGTGGTATCCTACTATTATACCTTTCTATCATTTTATCAATTGCTAAAAGTTCTAAGTCAATAATTTTTTTTGCATATTCTAGCATATTATTATAATCTTTAAATTTATTAAATAATGGATTTTTTACTTTATGTCCTTTATGGAAATAAAATCCATCCAAAATATTATTAAATTGATAAGATTTGAAATTTCCTTCAAAGAAAATGTTAATATTTGGATTTATATCTATTGCATCTACAACTTCTCCAAAAATATTAGCATTTGTTCTACATAAGCATACATATGGTTTACTTTTGTCAATTTTTTCTACTATTTTTTGCTTAGTATTAAATCCTTTCATATTAATATCTACTTTACACATATCTTTAATTATTATATTAGCAATATTAGCTATATTTTGTCCTACCCTAAATGAAGTAGTTAACTGATACTCTTTCCCTTCAAACAAAGGCATTATGTTAGTAGCACCTCTGAAGTCGTATAAGTTTTGGTATTGATCCCCTACGATTACTATATTAGGAACATTTGATGATTTAAGAATATCTAATACTAACAAACTAGAATCTTGACAATTATGTACAACTATACCTACATTATTATTTTCTCTTACAGTTATAAAATTATGATTATCTTTTACTTCAATATCATAAACATCTTCATTATGTATTGTTTTAATAGATTTAACATAATTATATGTGTATTGATTAATTCCATCTAATATTAACAAGTCTTTTCCTGGAATTAAATTGTCTGCTCTAACATATCCTCTTTTAGTTAATATCTTATGATTTTCTGTGCATTGTAAATTATTAATATTAGTTTTTATCTCTAATAATTGTCTATTCTCTGACTTTTTTGCCCATGTAATATCTTTGTACTCAAAAGTATCAGAATGAATATTAAAACTTAATATTTTTGGTAAAATACTTCCTTCTACATACAAATCATACAATTGCTTAATTGATATATTACCTTGATCTGTTTTTACTAACTGTGATTGAGGTAAGCACTCATCAAGCATAATAATATCATATTTATTATCAAGAGGAGTTTTTGAAAGATGAAACATTTTTAAGTATGTGTCATGTGTAATTTTATAATTATTATCATATTGCAATTGTAAATCCCAAAGTTTGCGACAATATTTAATTATTAATTCTCTTTCTTCTGTTGTATTACCATTTTTATCTTTAAACAAATTAATATCTGAAAAATCTAAAACATCAGATAAAGTATATTGTCTCATCATTTCATGAATTTTAACTGCAATTTCCATATCTTTATTCCACTTTAGTTTTAAATCTTTTATTACATCTACAACTCCGTAATTTAATGTTAATTTATCCTTGTAAAATTTTCCACATCTCTGATATGCTAATGAATGTATTGTGCGGATCTCTGTATTTCTAATATTTCTAAATATATGGTCACATTCATCCTTCATTGCTTTATTGTAAACTAGATATAATATTTTTTTATACTCTCTTTCTTTTGCATAATAAAAAAGGGTGCTGGTCTTGGCAGATCCACTTCTTGCAGCAATTTTAATTTTTACTTCCTCAGCAAATATAATATCTTTCTGTTCCTGTGTCAAATAATATCCTTCCTCAGACATATAATCTGATAATTCAATTTTAACATCATCAAATGTATTATTATAGTATTCTCTATTTAGAATATCAATTTCATCTTCACCAAATTCCTTATCCCCATCCTTAACTATTAACTTTAATTTCAATTCGCACTCATCACCTCTACCACTAGGATGAGAATAAAATTGCCTACTAACACCAAAATTCCTGATTAATTCTTCTTTACAAACTGGACATATGTATGTATCATTCTTTGTAGATTCTATAATATCTACTAACTTATTGTGTTGATTTAATGCTTTTTTCATGTTATAAATTTATTCTCCTTTTTATTTATTATTAATATTATTTATATTATAGATTTATCTTTAACTAATTTATTAACTAATATTATTCTTAAATTATTTTTAGCATTTATTGCGTCTTCTTTTGTTTCAAATGTTCCAACAGGATATATATGTCCGTTAAAATATAAATTAGTTAAATATAAATTATTAAATAATTCTATTCTTGATTCTTCATATGTATCAACATTCTTTTTAGGATTACGTCTATTTAACATTTGAATATTTCTAGTTGTCCATCTACAATTATCAGGAGAATATCCTTTATCATTGTCTATTCTATCAATTGATAAATCTTGATTAGGAATATATCTATTGTTTTCTGCCCATTTAATAAAATTAATTAATCCATTTTCTCCTAACCATTCGTCACAAATAACTATTCCTCTACCACCATAATTAATATACCATTGTGTATTTGGATTATAACATCTTTGTTTCATACCATGATAAGTTTTATATAAAGGATGTTCACTAATATTTTCTAAATAAACATCATTATATATTTCTGTAAAAATATATTTATCTTTATCTATAATTTCTATATTACAAATTTTATTTGCTTTAATTAATAAACTATCTTTGCTTCTATTATTTAATTTTTTATCTTTTTTATATTTATTTATTAAATTTTCTGAACCAAATATTTTTACAAATTCTTTAGTTGTTAAAATTTTATTTTTATATTTAGACAATTTACTTTTGTAATTACTAGAATTTAAAATAATAAATTTCCTCCTTTATTCAATATTTACATTTATATCATTATATCTCATTTTATCTTCCTTACTAATTACTATTTTATATTTCTTTTCTACATTTTCAGCATTTTTGTTAATTGTTACTTCAGATAAATTTCTATAATCAGGTATGTAAGATTCTAATAATCTATATTCCTTAATTATTTTATTATTATTTTTATCTAAAGATGATTCTAATTCTTTATTCTTCCTACTTGTTGCTCTCTTCTCTATATATTCAATAAATTTTTCATTAAATACTTTTACAAATTCTTCTGGACTAGTATCTATATCATTAAATTTTGCTAAAGTATCTATAACTGCATCCACATCTTTACAGTAAATATTATAAGAAGTATATATAAATAAAATATCTCTCTTACTTAATAATACTTTTAATTCATTTCTATAAACAAATGATTTTGCTCCATAGAATTTTTCCTGATTTCTAGTTATACCTGCTCTTTCTTTTGCAATTTTCTCGCAATCATAATAAAATTTTCTATCATTATCACTAATTGGTTCATCATAAGGTTTACAAAGAACATCACAACCTCCTTTTCTATTATCTTCATGATTCATAATTCTTTTCTTTACCATTTGAAATGATTCATAATCAATTAAATCTAAACCAGAATGGTCGGATAATAGTGTCAAATTCTTTTCTAAATAGTATTTAATACATAAATCTACCTTTACAAAAAATTCTTCCATAGTTTTTGGATCTACATTTAAAGGTTCAATACATTTATCTTGATGATATTTAATAAATTTATAATTTTCACCATTAATTATATCCATTTTATTTGCCCATCCTAAAAATGGTAAAGTATATTTATTTAATTTTTCTTTACAATCTAATTCTATCAATTTTGATAAAATGAGAGGAGTTAAAAATTTATTTAATCCTTTTTTAAGTGGAGCAACAAGATCATTAATTTCCATTGGATAAATTTTTGTAATTAAATATTTACCTTTTGATAAATCCTGTATATCACAATATTTACTTGCTTTATTGAGTAAAGAAGTTTTATCTTTACCACCTAATCTTTTTTCTTTATTATATCTTTCTTGCAATTTTATAGTGCCAAAAGTTTCTACAAATTCTTTAGTATTTATTTCTCCTAATTTTATTTCCATAATTAATCTCCTTCTTAATTAATTTTAAATGTGGGGGTAAATTTTATATAGTTCTTTAAGGTATCAAAAAATATACCCACATATACACAAATACAATTATATTAATACTTTATGGCATATATATTATCGTACAATTATAATAATACATTATACCTTTTTGAAAATATTTATATTTATTTTTCATTAAATTTACCATTCACTATTCACCATTTTTATCCTCTAATCAACCATAAAAAGAATAAAACAACCATTGCACCAATCAAATTTTCCACCTCCTTTTAATAATATATTATTTATATTTTACCTTGTTCATATTATACACAATAATAAAATAAATGTCAACACTTATTTATATTAATATTCTATAAATAAATAATAAATAATAAAAAATAAATATTTGGATGGCTTACTTTTCCCCTTTAAAGGGGAAAATAAGACAGACAAAAAACCGCTGCAAGCGGAATAGATACTTTTCTGTTCACATTATACCAAACACTAATACAGAAGTCAATAGAATAATAAAATAAATACTAATAAAAAAATACACTAATAAAATCAACAACAAATATAATTCACACTATAATCCAATCCTCAAATTATTAATTTTCTTCTTAATATTTTCTTTTCTTGCATGAGTATACATGGAAGTGACTTGTAAGCTCCCGTGGCCTAGTTGATCTTGCAATTCTGGCAATGTTAATATATCTTGTTCTATTGCACTAGTGGCAAACGAATGTCTAAGCTGATGCACTCCAACTTTATCTTCATTTTTACCATACAATCCAAAAATATAATTAATACTATCTTTATGCAACTTTTTGCTTCTTTCAGATAAAAACAAATATTCAGAATCAAAATATTTATGCTTCATTCTATCTATCAAATAATCTTTAATAACCTGAATTGCTACATCATTAAGATAAACTGTTCTTTCTTTATTACCTTTACCTAATACAACCAACTCCCCATTCTCTAAATTTAAACTTTTTAATTTTAAATTAGTTATTTCTTCTCTGCGTATGCCAGTATTAGCAATCAAATAAATTATAGCAATATTACGTGATTTATATATATTAGGTTTATCACTTACATTATTAAGAAAATTAGAAACTTGTTTTTCTGTTACATTAGTTGGATTACCTTTTGATTGTATTTTAATAAAATCTGCTTTAATTATAAAAATTGAATCAATCAATCCTTTACCTAATAAATACTCATTAAATGATTTTAAAGCTGATAATTTTAAATTTATTGTTTTCGCTGATAGATGAGATAATTTTGATTTATATAATTGAATATTATTACGATTAATAGTATTAAAAATATTAAAATAATGAGTTACATCAGAAGTATAATTTCTTATTGTATTATTAGATTTTGCCTGATTAATTAAGTGTTGCTTAAAATATTCAATTTGTGATTTCATATTTCATTCCTCCATTTATTAATTTAACCATATTATATCAGATGTAATTGTTAAGGTCAATAGGAATAATAAAATAAATATAAATTAATTATAATTATTATTTTATATTGTATCCATAAATTAACATTAATAAATATATTCTAAACTATTGAATTTATAAATATACTTAAATATAAAGTTTAAGACGATTCTAAAGACTAATTTACAGACCATTGTTAAGACAAAAGGTAAGACGATCATTAATAATTCACAATAAATAAAAAGGAGGGTAGAAAATGAGAATATCATTCAAAATAAACAGAGAATATGATACAGAATTAATTAAGCAATTAGAGAAATTTAAGTGTAATAATAATTTATCACAATTTATTAGAAAAATATTAAGAGATAATTTAGTTAATAGGAAAAATGAAATTGAAGATGTGTTTGCTGAAGATACTAACACTAACAATATTAATAATACTAATAATGATACACCTGCATCCAATACGGATAATGTTGAAGTTAGGAAGATTAATAGAAAGACAGAAATTAATAATGGCAACATATCAAAATCTATCAAATGGGATAACCCAAATTTAAAATAGGAGGATAATATGAAAACCTATTTGTTATGGTATAATTCTACTACTGAAGGTGTTACATTAGATATTACTGATTTAATTGATGAATTAATAAAAGTTAAATTTTTACCAAGAAAATTTGTAGAAGAATTTATTAAAGAAGAATTCCATGCAGATGAAATATTTTATATGAATAATATTGGAAGTTTTAGCGAAATGAATAAACAATTTAAAAATGTTAAGGAGATTATTAATGTTGATAAGAAATATGCACAGGAATTTATTAATAGTAAATTGGAGGTATGAATTAATGAAAAAATATATTATTATCTTAATTTGTTTATTATGCCCCACCCCTTGCTATGCGATGACCATTGGTGAATTAATGAAGAAAACTGTTGCTCCTGGAAGTCCTGGATTTGTTATATTAGAAATAATAGGAATAGCAATTGCATCATGGGTAGGAGAAATGATATGTAATATATTAGGGAAACAAAATTTAGCAGGATTTATTAAAATACTTACTGCATTTGCAGGAACATTAATAGTATTACTAACAGGTACAAATATAATAAATAAAATGTTAGCATTATTTTAGGAGGAAATATTATGTTATTTATTGTACCTATATTAATGTTTGTAATATTATGTTTATGTTTACCGCAGATAATGTTACAAACATTGATAGGATTTTTTGGATATATTATATGTAAGGCATTAAATAATAATAATTTAGCTAAAATGGTAATTATAATAACTATATTTGCTTGTTTGAATGTTATTATGGAAAAAGCAATGCCAATAATAGAAGAAGTACAAGGAAAGCAAGAATATGTAGGCGATAAAATAGATAAATATGAAAAATATAAAGATTATTATTATCCTGAGCATGATAAAGAAGATATACAGAAACCTATTGATAGAAAGATTGATGAATACACACCTAATAATTGGTTTATAAGAATGTTAACAGAATACCCTAGAACTAGATAATATGAGGTGAAATTATGCAAACTGTAATAGTTAATAAATTTATTATAGGTATGATGGCATTATTTGTAATGTGTGGTATGAATAACTTAATGTTTAAAAGTGGTAATATTGATGCAAGAATATATAGACATGATAATAATCAATTTTTTGGTGAATTGATTATTAAAGATAAGAAATTACCTTTGATTGTAAATGTAGATGTAGAAAATGAAGTAACTGAAAAAACTTACAATGAAAATAAAAGTTATAACGAAAATAAGGAATATACAGAGTATAAAGAGATTAATGATAAAAAAGAAATAAATGAAAATAAACAATATAATGAGCAAAAAGATCATAATATTAACAATAATTCTAATAAAAAAGAGGAAATTATTAATAAAAATGAAGATTATATTAACAAAAAAGAAGAAAAATTTAATGAAAATATTAGAATTACAGATGATAAAACACCAGGAAGTATAGATATTGTTATTAAAAATGGTGACATTGAAGTTAATATTAATAGAGATATAGGAAGCAGAGAAATGAGCGAAATAGATAAAGAGATTTGTAGGAAAAGTATTGATGCTGTAGTTGATTTTATTAATAGTATTAAAGGAAATAATAAGAGTAATATTAAAAATAGTGTTGTTGAAAAGGTTAAAGGATTTAAAGATTATATAAGTAAACCAAAAGATGGAAGGTGGTTTAAATGGTAGATAAAAATAAGATAAAAGATAAATTTACAAAGTATTTACAACAGTTATCATACAATCCTGTTAAAGTTCAGAAACCAGAAAATTTTAAAACTATAATTAAAAAATTAATTAGAAATAGAAAAGGTAGAGAAATAGAAGCAGAAATAGAAGATGTATTCATACAAATTGGTTGTCATAATTCTAGGGGTGAATATCCTTATTATATAGCAACAAATAAAAAGAAGGATAATATTATTCAAGTAATGTTTAAATTGCCATATGGATTAAATTATAAATCTATTATTGATAAGACTAAATATTTTGCTGATGCTATGACAGCACAAGTTAATATAGAAAATAGAAGAGGATTATTAATGGTTGAAGTTATTAAAGGAATTATACCCGAAAAATATAGATATAACTTTAATTATATTGAACATATGGATAAGTGTGTACCTATACCCATTGGTGTTAGTGTTAATGGTATGCCAATAATTGTTGATTTAGCTATAGTCCCACATATTATATTAGGAGGTGTAACAAGATCAGGTAAGAGTATTTTGCTTACAGGGATTTCTGATTCCTTAATGCAAAATCATAATGTTAAATTATTTATTATTGATTTGGCAATGACTGATTTTGTGCATTTAAAGGATTATTGTATATTTGGATATAATTTAGATAGTGCAGAAATTATATTAGAATATTTAATGCAAGAAT